CCCCTAATTGGACTGACAGAGAATGGTATTGGTCACTCAGTCCTAAACTATGGGCAACTGCAGGTGAGAAACATACAAAAGCAATTAGACCTGATGTTGTAAAAAGATATGCTGAAGTGAGTCCTCATGGTCAACTAAAGTATGTAGTCAATGGCACAGACGAGAGTTGGCGTGAAGTAGAAGAAAATACTAAACTGTTTAGGGAAGCAGGGTGTGATTATCCTGTATGGATCATGGGTGTAGGTGGAACGTTTGAGGGCTTAGTACAAACTGAAGCAAGTATTGCTGATGAGGCAATCAGACGAGGTTATTATTATACAAGCAGAGTGCATGTTCACATCTATGGTAATGCAATAGGTAAATGAGAATCATTAATTATATAAAAATCAATGAAGTACATGATAAATACTGTAGAAAGGAAACTAAAACACTATGAATTATCTATTAGAAGCATTAATTAAAAAACTTGAAGGCGAAGTTGCAATGGCAAAAGCCAACATTCAAGTATATATGACTAATCCTGCTGGTATCGGAGAGCATCCTGATGTTGTCCAAGCAGTTGAATCACAGATTGAAGCAATAGCAAACGCAGAGGAGAAAATAGAAACAATTCGCAAACATTTTTAAAGTAACATGGCATATTCAGATAAAGTAGTACAACGATTCGAGGACGTTTTAAAAAATCCCGAAAAACATGCAGTAGGAAGATTCGATCCAAATGATGCAGACGTAGCAACCGGAATGACAGGTGCGCCAGCATGTGGTGACGTAATGAAACTGCAACTCAAACTAGACAAAGACGAAAAGATCGTTGATGTCAAATTCAAAACTTATGGTTGTGGTTCAGCAATAGCAAGTTCAACGATGTTTGTTGAAATGCTAATGGGCAAGACTGTAGAAGAAGCACAACTAATCAAAGACAGAGACATAGCAACAGCACTAGAATTGCCCCCTATTAAGTTACATTGTAGTGTGTTAGCAGAAGCAAGTATTAAAGATGCCCTCAAGAATTGGGACGGCAAACGAGAAGAATTTATTGGAAGTAGTGATAGTATGATTGGACATAACAGTCAAGGACTACTTCAAATAGAGGAGCCGACTACTACAGTCGAAATTTAATATATTAACCAAAAGGAATAATGGCAAAAGCAAGTAGAAGAAAAGTAAACAAATCGTTAATTAACGGTTCAGGTAAAAAATGTACATCAACTGGTGTTGGTGGTAGAGGACGCAGAGTAAAAATCGGCATGTCTACAATGAATAAAGGCAAGAAACGTTCTATGTCTCTATATAGAGGACAGGGGAAGTAATATGCCAACTAAATTTAAACCATCACAAAGCACACTTCAAAGAGGTACTAAAACAGTAGTTACAACTCATTACTATATTAAAAATATCTCTAAAGAAGAACTACTTGAAGAAATAAACAAAGATAACCCAAACAAAAAACGCAGAGCAAAGGCCATAAAAGAGTTAGAACGCAGAGGCGTAAAACTAGTTTGGACTACAAAAGACAAAGACTCAATCGTCTAAGTTTAAAGTATTTGGTAAATAAAGGACTTGACTTCAAGTCCTTTTCCATATATAATGCTACTAATTACTAACTAGGAAAGAGGTACATTGATGGCGTGGTATGACACACCGTTTTGGAAAAAACCAGAACCAATAGAGATTAAAAAAGAAACTGTCGTTATAGACATGATGAAGGATGACGTAGATCCTGCTGAACTAACTATTGAAAATGCATACAAGACAAGATGGATATGGTATCATACAATATTGGCTATAGGTATTTTTACTACTAATGTATTGTTAATAGCAATACTGACAATATTAGCGATTAAACTATGAGCAAAGTATTGATTACAGGAGGTTCTGGTTATCTAGGAACTCTCTTAACTAAACACCTACAAGATAAAGAACATGATGTATGGGTGTTAGATACTAAATTTCCTGATCACCACACCAATCCTAAAGAATCCAATTTAGATCATTTGTATCAATATCTACCATTTGATATTAATCAACCGTTTCCTAAAGATTTTGATGAAGAATATGATGCAGTAGTACATTTGGCGGCTAAAGTTGATGCTAAAGAAAGCCTGGAAATGCCAATACAATATTACATTACTAATATTAACGGAACAATGAATTGCTTATCTAAAATAAAAACAAAAAACTTTATACTCGCATCAGTAGATAGTGCAGAACAATGCGAATTACCTTATAGTGTCTCTAAACGAGCGGCAGAAGACTGTGTAATCGAATATTGTTTGATGCACAATCCAAAACATTTTTCAATTATGAGAATTACAGAAAAAGCAACTGACACAGAAATTGTAGAAGCATTTGCATTAGTAATAGAAGCACCATCAAATAGTATTCTTAAGGTGTAAACATGACTAGAATCAATTCTGATTTAGATCCGAAAAATCTTAAACGTATGCATCTAGTAGCAGAACTCAGAGAGATAACAATGATACCAGCCGCCTTGCGTAGAAGTATAGAAGCAAGATCAGCAGAAGACATTCATAATGGTATTCCAAAAGACTTTACATTAAACAAAGGACATGTAACATTCTTTTACAATAAATTAAAGTTTTTAATTAAACGATTTAATAAACTTGCAGATGAAATGGAAAGACGAGGTTACAGTCCAGACAGAACTCGTATCAAAGCATTTGATGGGTTTGATAAAGAATGGTATGGAGATTGGAAGTCATCAGATAAAGATGATGAGATTGTATTAGAACGTATCAACTTTCGTATAAGTCAAAAGCCTCATCTATATGAAGACTAACTAAGCGGCTCGGGTGGTATTTCAGGAGTCGGGAATACACAAGTATCGATATTTGGATTGTGTGTTTGATCAGGGTTATTAATTGCATATGAATATGTACAGCAAGGATTGTGTTCATTGCCGTTCTTTTCTTCAAACCAAACTTCAGTACCCATTTCAGTATACGGGGCGCCTGGTACTTTAGGAACAAAATCGTTTCTGTTCGTAAATCTCCATGTATAATCATTAAGCATGTGATGAGGTTTTTCACTTCTTAACTGATCATACCAAGTCTTAAATCCAGCAGTGCCAAATCTTGGACTAGCACTACAAGATACAATAACTCTTTCAAACCAACCTTCTTTACATGCTTACGCACCTGTTAATTGTGCTGTAGTCGAACCCATGCTATGCCCAGTAACGATTAAATCCTTTACTGTTCCGCCATGTTTATATGATATATCTTTTAAAGATTGATATAATGTTTTACCTGGAACTGTTACACTAGCAGAGTCTGCTGGTCTTGTTCCGTCTGCTTTAATTCCGCATCCTGCAAAGTATTTTTCAAAACCTTTCATTACAGTACCGCCGAGTACATCCATTGGATTAGGTGATTGATCATATTGCAAGTCAAGTCCGCCGTTTGCTTTAGTCTGAGTTCCTCTAAATGCGACATAGGCAACGTGTGGTTTTCCTCTTACCTTAGTAATGAATGTTGCAGGCTCTACATGAATGTTATTAAAGCCAGGTCCATATCTATAAGAGGACCATATCATTGTTTCAGCCGAACCATTAGGAAAAATGTAGTCTTCAAACTTTAGGGGATTTTGTGTTAATATATCACTGTTACAGAGATTTTCTGCTGTCCATGAAAAAGAACCGCCATACGGATCTGGAGTACCTGTTTGTGGCCAATTGGGATATGTTTTGTTGAGAGGTTCGCCTGCTAGTCGCCAACGTCTAGCCATTTCACTACAAACATCAGTAAGCAACGAACATTGCTGTTGTAGTTCGATCCATTCTTCTTTGCTAACTCTAGGTTGTTGATTTCCTGGAGTGAAATGAATAGGTCCACTCATATTAATGTTCTAATAAGTAAGAGCCTAGCACGTCGGGTCTATTAGCCGCCGCATCTCCTTCACCTGACATTACTATGACATTCCATTTTGGAGTAACCATATTTCGTTGACCAAAAGCACCAGGTAATGGTTTTTGCATTAATTCTTTGTACGTAATCAATGTATCAGGCTTGATTCCTGGATATTTAAGCATTAGTCTATCTTTAAAAGTTTCAAATGATTGATCATCTTTAAACTGCCATGCACCATCAGGATCTTTGGCTAATTTGTTTCCGTCTTTTTTAAGAAGGGGTTGAACATTTCTTTTTTGACAACCATAGCAGACTTAGTTGTACCGAAGTCAATTTTTCTTTCTTGTCCTTTAGATGCTCCTGCTGAGAAGTTAATGATAAAGTTATCTGGTCTATTTTGTAAATCGTTTGATACTGAAGCCATTTTAGTATAAGCATAGAATCTAACATCAGGGTGCAACATTGCTACTTTATATGCCGCTTCCAAGTAATCTTCTGAGAAGAAATCTCCGGCATCATGCCAACGCAGACCCATAACGACTGTTTCACCTTGTTTTGACTTTAATAATTTGTTTGCTTCTACATCAATCTCTGTGTTTAACTGCTCAAAGAAACCTACTGGATCGTTATACAAGTAGTTTAAACGTCTTGTTTGACTAATTGCTACATTTTCCCATTGTACATATCCACCTTTAAGTGCATAACAGAATGTTTTACATTCACCTGCACCTGGACATGTGTTGATTTCTACAAATTCTTTCTTTTCTTCGTTGTAACCTAAACCGTTTAATGCAGGTAGACCGAGATCAAAATATATCTCAGTTTGGCCCTTATAAGGACCTTCAGTATGTTGCATTTTTGCATTTTGTTTTAATAATTTATTTGGACGTACAGTGATATCTGCCGCTAATGCTTCCAAGTCATTTTTTTCACCGTTCTGATTAATGATAGGAACTTGTTTATCTGATGCTAATAGTTCTTGCCCTTTTACCATTCTTTTTACAGTTGATCTATGTATGTACGGCTTTTTGTATTTGTCAGTTTTCTTTTTCTTTTGATTGATAATTCTATCTAAGTAATCTGATAAATCTTTCTTCTCTAGTTTTTTACTAGGCGCATCTAGTACTTCATCGATTTGCTCAAAATCAAATTCTTTTTGACCAGGCTCAAATTCTTGGCGATTCAATCTTATTTTTGAATTTAACTCTTCAATTTCATCTTCTTTGGCTGGGTTGACATTAGGACCATAATATGGCTCGCCATCTCCTAATTTTCCCCAACCTAAACATTCATCACATAATTGGATAGGACTTGTTCTTTCTTTTCCAAATTTCATACCGTCTCCCAAACATTTGGGACACTTAGTTGTATAACGAACACTATTATCATATTCGTTTAAATCTTCTTCTGACTCTTTTTTGTTTAAATCTATGTAAGTGGGAGTGAAACCTTCATCTCTTACGAACTCAGGGAGTGTTGAAACGTCCCAACCTTGAATGACACTCTTCCATGTGTCAGTTCCTTTATTAGCAAACTTAGTATTGGCTTTAGTTAAGTCTGATACGTCAGCACTTCGGTTACCTTCGGGTAAAATAGGCTTGACTTCAGCCTCTGCTTCTGTTAGTATATCTAATATGTTACGTATATCATTCATTTGCTTGTCCGCTTTAAGAGTAGTATGCTAATGTATTTATCATTGTTATTAAAAGGTTTTAGAAAGTTATGAACATATTTTATTTAGATACTGACCCAGTTAAATCAGCAGAACTGCATTGTGACAAACATGTAGTCAAAATGATTATTGAGTATGCCCAATTGATGTCTACTGCTCACAGAGTATTAGATGGCGACTTATATGAGGACAGAACAGCCAACAACAGACGTATCAAACGTTGGCGCCTCAATGACAGCAACATGGAGAATGTTCTCTACAAGGCATCACATATCAATCATCCTTCAAATATTTGGATTCGATCTAGTGATTCACACTATCAATTTGTATATGATATGTTCGTTGCGTTATGCAATGAGTATACTCATAGGTATGGCAAAACACACTTAACAGAAGAAAAACTCAAGGATATCTTACAGCATTTACCCAACAATATAGCAAGTGCAGACTTTGTTGATCCTCCCCAAGCCATGCCAGATGATGTCAAAACACATGATGCCATTGACGCCTATCAGAATTACTACAGAGTATACAAAAAAGACTTTGCTAAATGGACTGCGAGAGAGACTCCAGGATTTATGAAAAATATATCGGGTAAAGATAATGTCTCTAAATACATAGACAGAGAGGAACTATATGTTTGATAAAATAAAAAGTATGTTTGGCAAGAAGAAACCTGCCCCTAAGAAAAAAACGGCACCTAAACTTTCTGAAAAAGAAAAGGCAACTAGGGCTGGAGAACCTTGGGTTGATATACTAGAAGTCAATGTTGACCCAGAAGATATTAACAATGGTGCTTTTGAACTTGATTGGAATGATAAGTTTCTGTTAAATCTTATCAAGCAAGGATACAAAGATAGTGAAGACGATAAAGATGAAGAAATTGTTGATCGTTGGTTTAAAACAGTATGCCGTAATGTAGTGTTAGAAACATGGGAACAAGAACAAGCAGACCCACATAATAGAAAAGACGTTGATCCTATCACTGGTGCAGATATGAGAGTTGTGCGAAGTAAAGATTTAGGTGACGGTAGGTCGGAGATTAGTTAATGGAAACTGTAGTCTTTTGTAAAAAGTACCAAGAAGAGTTACCAGCGATGTCATTTCCACCTCTGCCAGGACAAGCAGGCAGAGATTTGATGGAGACTGTTTCACAAAAAGCACTCGATGCTTGGAAGTCTCATCAAACTACACTTATTAATGAACGCAGAATGGATTTATCTAATCCTGAGGCTAGGAAATTTCTAATAGAAGAAATGCATAAGTTCTTTAATAACCAAGAAGTTGCACAAGCAGAAGGGTTTGTTGAACCTACAAAAGACTCTGGTGTACAAGCATATATACCACCTACTCCTCCACCACCCCAAGATTAATTTACCCTTTTTACCCATAAAGGCTTGCTTTCTGCTAGTTTATTGCGTATAATATACGAATATTATGATAAATAAGAGTACTGGTATATGAAATACGCTTTGATAGACACAATGAACACGTTCTTTCGTGCCAAGCATGTAGCATCCTATAATGCTAATACATGGGAAAAGATAGGCATGGCTTTACATCTGACTCTAGGGTCAGTTAATCAAGCAGTCCGCAATTATGGCGTTGATCATGTAGTCTTTTGTTTAGAAGGTCATTCATGGCGTAAAGACTTTTACAAGCCTTACAAGGCAAATCGTAAAGTTAAAGAACAATCTATGACAGAAGCAGAAGTCGAAGAAAGTCAAATGTTCTGGGAAACATACGAAACATTGATTGAATTTTTATTAGAGAAAACTAATGTAACAGTCTTACGTGATCCGAATGCAGAGGCTGATGATTGCATAGCACGTTTCATTGCATTGCATCCTGATGATGAACACATCATTCTTTCAACTGATACAGACTATTATCAATTACTATCTGAATCAGTTCACATGTATAATGGTGTTGCTAAAAATCTAATAACAATCGATGGCTTCTTTGATGATAAAGGCAGACCAGTCATTGATAAAAAGACTCAGGAGCACAAGACATTAGAAGATCCTCAGTATCTATTGTTTGAGAAGTGTATGCGTGGTGATACTAGTGATAACGTGTTCAGTGCATATCCAGGTGTACGTAAGAAGGGTACTAAGAATAAGACAGGTTTGTTAGAAGCATATGCTGACAAAGACAAAGGTGGTTTCAACTGGAATAACATTATGTTACAACGTTGGGTAGATCACAATGAAGAGGAACATAGAGTACGTGATGATTATGAACGCAATCGCACATTGATTGATCTTACAGCACAGCCGATTGAACGCAGAAATGCAACTGATAATAGCATTAAAGAGGCGTTAGAACGTAATAAAGAGATACCACAAGTTGGTGTACACTTTATGAGATTTTGTGGCAAGTATGAACTTAACAGAATAAGTGATCAAGCAGATAGTTATGCTAAATGGTTGAACACCCCATATCAAGGAAGGTATATTCATGCCTAACAATAACAATATTAACGGAGATAAAATGATATTAGATGTAGAATTAACCGCAAAGCCAGTTACCGATGAATTTTGGATTTTAACAGACGGGAAAAACAAAGTTGGAAATGTCTGTGCAAATAATATAGGAACGTTTAACGTCACATTACAAAATGATGTATTTGAATTTGCAACTACTGATGATATTCAGAAGAAAACTAAAATAAAGTTTATCACACCAGAGAAAACTGAACTACCAGAAACAACTCCTTATCCAGAATATCCTACAACTGCTAGAACTTATAATTCAGTGTTCGATGTTAAACGTGGATTGCATGTCTTTACAAAGACTAAAAAGAGTAAATGCTTCCATGCCGCAGGGTATTTTGTAGTTGAACATAACGGAATAGAACAAGTTATCTTTTGTCCAAAATACATTTTTATACAAAGATATCCTTTTAAAGGACCGTTTAAAACTAAAGATGAAGCAAAAAATCAGATAAATATAGTATAATGATAACTAATGTTACATATTAAGGATTTTATAAATAAAATGTCGGTTATGGAAAGTACACAGAACAATACTGTTGTATTGACTATTGATCAGGCTAGAGGACTCAGAAACGATATAGCAACTTTGTTGGCAGATTTACATGAGTTCAATAACGAGAATAAAACGAATGAAGAAACAATTTCAGTACAAGTTAAAGGCGGCTCATTCAAATGAGTAGGAGCCAACCATCAGTCATCCTGGAATTTGTTGACAAAGAAACATATAAGTGCGATCAGATTATCGAAGCATCTGGCATTTGGGCTGTATACTATGACGGTCAACCAATCAATTTAAAATCTTCCCACTACTTAACAAGTGATGCGGCACCAAAATACAAAAAGACTAGTTTTTCTAATCCAGGTCATGCAAGGAATCTTTGTCGTAAATTAAATGCTCAATTTAAAACTGATAAGTTTACTGTAGTATTTTTAAATGCCGGGCGAATAGTATATCCGGATGATATCTCCGAAAAATAAACAGCAATACACTGAAGCAGTAAAA